AATGCAGCTTTTCATTTTGGTCTAGATCATACTTCATCTCGACAGTATTCCACTATAAGTCCGCCTCCTGCTCTTAATCAAGAACACTTTAATGTATCTGGTGGAGATGCACCTATTCATCAACTAACTCCTGTGCAATTTATTGGTCATCATTCGCTTAGGCTTTCGGGTATAACTACGGCTACTGCGATTAATAAAAATCCAAGGCGCGGTAGAATGATGAATATGTATAGAATATCAGATAATGCTGGTGATGATGGAGATGTAATATTAGAGGGTACTACTAGATATCGAATTGTTAAACCTCATAAATGTGGTTATGTATATGGATATGAGGCTGATGTAAATGCATGTTATGCATTTCCAGAAGATAATGTACCTTATGCATAGGATAGGATAATATAAATGGCACTCATGGTATCAGTATCGTCCTCACCACCTCATAGTCTTAATGGAATAGGGTGCGCTCAACGTGTGCAAAATGGTGGAGTTTTAGTATCTACTAAAGTAACCAAAATTACGAATAATAAGTTATATGGTCCGCCTGATGGCGGCGCAGCACCAACAGGTGCTGCCGCTCAATCTTGGTCAGATGGCTAATTTAATAATAGGTTAAAACAAAAAACTATATAAATAGTACAAAGACTATTTAAATAGGATGTCAATATGGCTATAGTAACCACACGAACTGAGTTAGAGGAATATTGTTTACGTAAACTAGGTGCTCCTGTAATTGATATTAATGTTGCTGATGAGCAAATTGATGATAGAATCGATGAAGCTCTTGAAGTATACCAAGAATATCATTCTGATGCTACTGTTAAAACATACTTTAAACATTTAGTTACTGCAACTGATGTTACAAACAAATATATTCCAGTTGCAAATAATATTATTTTTGTAACTCATTTATTTCCTATTCGAGTTGGTTCATCTACTGGCGCAGGAATGTTTGATATTAAATATCAAATGATGCTAAATGACATGATAAATTTAAATAATTTTACTGGTGGTTTAGACTACTTTGTACAAATGAAACAATATCTTGATCTTATTAATATGACGCTAAATGGCACTCCCCAGGTATCTTATCAGCGTAGACAAAATAGATTACATATTTTTGGTGACTTTTCAGATAGAGATATTAAAGAAGGTGATTATCTTGTAGCCGAATGTTATGCTCTTGTAGATCCATCAACAACATCAGGAACTAAATCTATTTTTAACGATATGTGGTTAAAGATGTATGCTACTGCTTTAATTAAAAGACAATGGGGATCGAACCTCATGAAATTTGAAGGAATGACTTTACCAGGTGGAGTAATGCTAAATGGTAGACAAATATATGATGATGCAAATATTGAAATACAACAATTAGATGAAAAACTTAGACTAGAATTTGAATTACCAATTGATTTATTTGTAGGATAACTTATGGCAAAGAATCTCTTTTTTGCCGATAAACCGGTAAATGAACAAAATTTATACGAAGATATTATCATAGAATCGTTAAAAATCTATGGTCAAGATGTTTATTACATGCCGCGTGAAATCGTTAATGAAGATAAAATTTTGGGTGAAGATGTCCCATCTAAATTTTCAACTGCTTATAAAATTGAAATGTATATTGAGAATCAGCAGGGATTTGATGGAGAAGGAGATCTCTTTACAAAATTTGGTGTTGAAATCAGAGATGCTGCTAATTTTGTAGTATCACGTAGAAGATGGCGGCATGTTGTTGAACAAAACGCAAATGAAATTTCATCAGAAAGACCAAGAGAAGGTGATGTATTATATCTTCCACTTTCTAATTCAATGTTTGAAATTATGCATGTCGAACATGAGCAACCGTTTTATCAGTTAAATAATGTTCCAACATATAATTTACGCTGTGAACTATTTGTATACAGTGGAGAAGATTTAGATACTGGAATAGAAACAATTGATAGTATTGAAAATGATGCAGCAAATATTACGCTTGGTCTTGATTCAGCACGTAATCAAAATGGTGTTCTCTTTGGTGATAGTGATAGAATGGAAGGTGGTGTAGACTTCTTTGTTGGAGAAAATATTTATCAGATTGATTCGGCACTTAGAACTATTACTGGTAGACATCCTAAAATTGTTGGAGAAGTTATTGAATATAGTCCTACTACTCGAACACTTGTACTCGGACATGTTGGTGTTGATAGCGCTCTTGATTCAAATGGAGCAGGTGCAACTGGATTAATTGGATTTACGGTTGGTAAAACAATTGTTAATGATAGACCTGATGATCAGTTTGTATTCCCATTCAATGTGTTCTATGGAAGAAATGTAGATTCAAACACATACCTATATCCAAGAACACGAACTATTCTTTCAATTAATGAAGACACTGGATACCTTTCAGCGCAAAACGATATATTTGATGCTAATTCAACAGCATCTATAGACTTTTTAGATTTTTCTGAAGGTAACCCATTTGGTGATGCAGAGGATCCATAATGTTTCAATATTTTTATCACGAAAGAATTAGAAAAGCTGTTGCTACATTTGGCACAATATTTAACGATATTTATGTTCAAAGGACTGCAAAAAATGGTTCTATAATAGACCAAACAAAAGTGCCTTTAGCATATGCACCAAAAGATAAATATTTAGAAAGAATTAGAGAAAATCCATCTTTAGTTGATAATACTAAAGTAGCTTTAAAGTTACCAAGAATGTCTTTTGAAATTACTTCATTAGCTTATGATCCAGAAAGAATTCTTCCAAAGAACAATAATTATAATAAAGCATATGGTGCAAGTACTACTCATTCAAATAAAATATATTCACCAGCTCCATATACTATATTTTTCTCTTTAAACATTTATGCTAAATTACAAGATGATGCTCTTCAAATTGTTGAACAGATAATTCCATATTTTAATCCACAATATACCTTAACTCTTAAACCACTTTCTGGATTTGAAGATATAAAAGAAGATGTTCCAATTACATTACAATCAGTATCATTTCAAGATGATTTCGAAGGATCATTAGAACAAAGAAGAACTATAATTTATACTCTTGATTTTGGAATGAGAGTTAATTTTCATGGGCCGATACGTCAAGATAAGATTATTAAGAAAACTACAACCGATGTTTATATAGACAAAACCTCATTATTAACTTCTGGAGAGGATTCTGATGGTTTATATGTTAAACAAATTACTACGCCTAACCCAGCAAATGCTCAACCATTTAGTGATTTTGGATTTACAACTGTCACAGAATATTACGGAGATTCATCACAATGAAAACATATTTTGAATTAAGAGAAGAACTTAATGAAGGCAAATTAGGTAAAGCTATTGGCACAGGGATTGGTCGGGCTGTCGGTGGATTAGGTGGAGCAATTGCTGGTGGCACTGCGGGCGGCTTTATTGCTCCTGGGATTGGTAATATGGCTGGATTCGCAGCAGGTGGGCTTGTGGGTGGAAGCGCAGGCGGAAACATTGGAGGAAAAATTGGTGATTTTATTACTGGTAATAAAGCTCGCACAAATGCAATAAATGCAACTGGAAGAGGAATTAAAAAAGTAGCAAAAAGTGTTGGGCGTGCTGGTATAGAAGCAATGAAACCTACACCACCATCATCAGTGGTTCATCCAGATCATGGTAAAGTTATGACAACTTCTACTGGAAAAAAAGTTTTAAGAGGTGTTGATGGCAAAGCAACAACTATTTCTCATAATCATCCTGATTTTAAGCAACATGCAGCAATAGTAAAAAATGCTGCAAAAAGAGCAACTCAAAATTGGAGAACTCAGCAAAAAGCTCAAAGAAGAGCTGCAGCGCCAGCGGTACGAAGACAAGCTGTTAGAAATATTTATAAAAATGCTCATGCAGCTGTAACTGGTCGGCCAGCACCGTAAATAAATATAAAGGAATTAATAATGTTATCATTTAAACAATATAATTCAGAATCATTTGTTGGAGCAATGAAAGGCGCCTTAATGAGTCCGCATGGTCCTAATCATAATCCAAATAAGACAAAGAAAACACGTGAGATACTGCCTGATAGAGTTACAATATCACCACAGGCAAAAGCAATGCGTGATATTGAGCAAAGAGCTTCTACATCGAGTCCTTCAGGACCTGCTTCTTCGCTAAGCGGAACAAAAAGAGTTAGATAAATGAGTGATTGGAAAAAATCAGACAATTTACCAGAAGATGACTTTGATTATTCTCGTAGAACATATTACGATTTAATCGAAAAAGGTAATGCTGCACTAGAAGATATGATTGAAGTAGCTAGGAATCTTGAACATCCTCGAGCTTTTGAAGTTGTGTCTGGTATGATTAAAAATGTTTCAGATGTAAATGACCGTCTTATGGATTTACATAAGAAGAAAAAGGCATATGATCAAAAAGATGTACTTCAAGTAACTGCGCCAGAAGGCACAACAAATAATTTATTCGTAGGATCTACAGTAGATTTGCAAAGAATGTTACAAGATATGAATAAACCTGTTAAGGATGATAACGTAATTGATATTACAGATAGATTAGATGATGGAAAAGAATGATTCTTATTTAGGCAACCCAAGTGTTAAACGTGATGGTGTTGTTACTAATTGGACAAAT